GTTGATGCTTCCGTAAACGTAGGAAGCTCCTTCTGGTAGTTTACAAATACCTTACCCGAATCGTTGGCAATAAGGTTTAGTACATTGGCACCGTTGGAGTCCACATAGAACTCGTACTCTAAGGCTGAGTTTCGATTAAAGGGCTGCGTCCGATAGATGCGCTGAAAGTCCGAGATATCATCAAGGACTCCCTCCGTGTAAGGAACTACGCCAGTAGAACTGACTGTGCGCTCTTCGCCTATGACTGCGTATCGAGGCCAGCTTGGGCTGGCACGGTATGCTTCAAATGCCCTGCGATTAACAAACTGCTCAATGTTAACTTTTTCTTCAGGTGTAAAGTTGCCTACACCAGACAGTGCAACTATTAGTTTGTATAGGTCGCTGTAGGATTTAACTTGCATTATAGCTTGTTAGGGGTCAGATCAGAAAAATTCTTTTGAAAGTATTTCAGGAACTCCTTGGAGTGCACTGTATCTTGTCCGTATTTCTTAATGAGTCGGAAGTACTCACGGTGCGGTATAGTTGCTACGCAACGGCCTAGCACAGGGTGCACCTTTCCTTTTTCCTGCGTGGCTTCTTTACGAGCCTGGGTTACACGAGATGCCTCCGTTCGTCTCTCGAGTGCAAATCCATTTTTAATTTCATCCATGAAGGCCTTATCGACCTCTGCGTCAGAATAAGTTGTAGCTGGTGTAATAATATCCATTGCTTAAAATAAAAAATAAAAAAAAGGCAAGGGGGGCTTTCGCCCCCCTCGACCAGAATTTAATTAGAAGCTCAAACGACGGATGCGAAGTAAGAGAGTCATCTTTCCACTTGTGCTTACGTCGAGTGCGCTTGCAGAGATAACAGAGATGTTACCATCAGCAATAGCCACAACCTTAACGAAGCCATCGGCATCGGTTGGCTGGGACACTAGACTGCTACCTGTGTCAACTTTGATAGTTGCAGCGTTAGCATTTATGTCTGCGATGAATGCTTCTGTTGTGGCAGAACCTGCTGTTACAGTTGCATCGTAGCCAACTTTAACATTAGAAGAAACGCTGAACGCTTCAGTAATGTTAAGTGCAGCACCTTCGATGACATCACCTTGCTTGACTGGAATAAGAACCTGTGTGGTTGTATTTCCAGCCTCAATTGTGAAGTCACTAGGGCGGAGTGTGATTTCGTCTGTGTAGCCAGATGTTCCAGCTTCATTTACGGTTAAACGTGACATATTATTATATCTCCTTGGGTTGGGGGTTAATAATTACTGAGTAATCTTACCGTGCGCTTGTGGATGATATACACCCAAGGTCAAGCTGCAATCGCAGAATCCACGCTCTCCACCACCAAGGTTAGGCAAGCGAGTGGATCCCATTGGGATAAGCTCGTGAACACCATAGTACTCAGGGTTGATTAGGTAGCCAGAACCAGTTGTTGTAGCACCACCGAAGTTAGGTGTGCAATCTGGATTAGCATTAACAACGGAAACGATTCCGTGATCTGACTGATAGAGATCAACAGATAATTTGATACTTGCACTGTCACCATTGTAGTTAACTGTGCGAACACCAGAATTGGTTCCGTCTTGAACATCAGCGCCAAAGCGAGCGAAGTCACTAACAACCCGGCGTAAACCAGTATCAGCAACAAGCATAAGGCTGTTTGTGCTACCAGTTACCGTGAAGATGCTAGTAATGATGTCATTAAGAGCACTTTCGCTGAACGGAGTTACACCAGCTTCAGCAGTCGTGTAGATGCTATCAACAGGAGTTTGGAAGGCGGCGGGAACGCCACCTGCAGCACCATTTAGCCAGTTACCAAGACCGCGAAGAGTATTGGCAACGCCAGCACCATTTTCGACAGATCCAGCTTGAGTGCCAGATAGTGTAGCTTCGATGTCACGTTTGATTTCACGGATAGCCTTAGCTTCTGCTTGAGCAATCTTAGCGGGACCAACGGAATCAACTGCTTCTTGCAGATCGGATACCATATAGTCACGACGGAACTTTTGAGTATTGTTACCAAGGCGAGCGCGACCAGCGAACTTGTCTGTGAATGCTGTTACGTCAGCACCTTCTGAAACACCTGCGGTAACAGGAGCAGAAAGACTGTCTACAGTCCATTCACTACGAGTGGCGGTTGCGGATTGCTTGCTTGCGGATGAAAGGATGGGAGTTTCTTCTGGAGCAAGAATTGTCAGAACATCTGTCAAGTCTTCCCTGTTAGAAACTGCCGATCCTGGATTTGTTGTATCGAATGTGTTTGAGAACGACATTTTATTTACTTTCTATTTAGGATTAACGATTTTTTAATTGTAGGGTTCTTAGGTTGATAAAATCACTCTTTGAGCCAGATGTTTTGAACCGTTGAGATATTTCTTTCAAAGCCTTTACAGACTTAGTTGCAGTTTTTTCTGGAGTACCCGCTGAAGATGTAGCATTACCTGGAGGAATTAATCTTCCTGGTGAGCTTTTTTCTGAGATCGTTTTTCTTGCATACAAGCTATTAGCGGCGTGTGCAATGATATAGTTCAGTTGAGATGCTACTTCTGGGTCAACGGATTGCTCCATTTCCACAAAACGAGGGTCTTTAATCATAGACTCATATTTGCGTCTAGTATCATTGTCCTCACCTTTCATCCAAGAAAGTTCACTTTCAGCTTGTTCCGCAAAGCTTTCTTTCATCTTTACGGCATTTTCTGATTTGTGAATATTTTTTAGCTGATCTGGCAAAAACTTATCTCTAGTTTTGCGAGCATTTTGCAAGGTAGTTCGTACCTGCTTTTTAGTAATGCTTTTACCATCTACTTCTGTAACTCCATCTTCTGGCGAAAATCCATCTGAATTGAATAATACATCTTCTGCCCACTCGATTATATTATTTACCTCTTCAGCTTTAGATTTTAATTCATCTAGGCTTTTAAGGTCCGAGTAAGGGTTGTTTTCAACCTTAGCAGAACTTTTTAATTCATTTTCAGATAGTTTATTTTCTAACTCTACTAGCCTTTCTTCCGCTTTTTTGCGTTTAGCAGTAAGCTCGCCAAAGCGAGATACGGCACGGCTACCGAGTTTTTCAGATAACTCTCTTATTTGATCTTCAGACAAATTGTCCAAATCTAACTGTGAAAGAACACCGTCAGAGGACTCCGATGTGGATTCTTCCGACTCAACCTCATCAACAGCTTCTTCCGAAACTTCTGATTTTGGTTCTGATTCTGATTCTGGTGATTCTTCCGGGGCAACTTGCACCTCTTCGGTTTCACCTAGCCGACTTTGGATAAAATCCTCTGGCGACATATTTGACTTTAACGCTGTTGGTTGTTCGGATTCAGCGACTTCCGTTGTGATTTCATCTGACATAATTCCACTCCTTAACGCTTGAGCGATAGCGATGTTTATATATTAACAGTAGTGTAAACTATCTGTTGAGAGAATCTGCGTGAGATTTCATAATCTTATCAAAATCTACCATTTGTAGTATTTGATCATAACTGATTATTCTTCCAGATAGTTGTTGTATCTGTTCTGATGGTGCTTTGTGCATTTCTCCAATGCACTCCTCACGAAATTGGTGTATTAAATCTACAAATCTTGCAAAAAAATCATATTGTTGAAGGGCTTTAATATCATCTTGTATTTGCATATTTATTATTCTTGTATTTGCATTAATGTTCCTTGAGGAATTATTGATTCTTCTGGAAGCGTTTGATTAAAAATATTATTACGAGCATCTATACTATATTGCAACCTAGTAGGCAAGGAATTAATTCTAGCCTCCTGCTTAGGATTCATCATAAAATTTACAAAATGCTCGTGGATGTCTCGAAATTCTGGCTTATACTGTCTACGAACAATCCCGTGCTTACCACCTCTTTCTTCCGATGGCTTCCCGGTTAGCATACTCCTGTAGTCTCCCATATATCCCGTGCCAAGATATTCTGCAACAATTTTATCTTTATTTGCTATTGCATCAAGATAATATTTTATTTCGTTTACTTCATTATTTGGCAATCCATTTCTTTCCAAATAATCATCATAACTTCTTTTTGTAGGTCCAGTTTTTTGAAATAGACCTACGCCCTTTGCTCTTTTTACTCCAGGTTTTAAAACTTCTAATTTGTTGATATCAAAGCTATTAGCACTTTCATATTTTATATTTCCATAGAGTATAGCTTTAAAATCATCTGGAATGTTAAAAGAATTTAAACCATCAATTACTCTTTGTTCACTCAAATCTTTTGTTCTTTTTAATGAAAAAGAAGATGCGCTTTGATTGTCTACAGCCATTTTATTGTTGTTGTGGTTGTTGTTCTGGTGCTTGCATTTCTGCGGGTGCAGTTCCCAATCTGCCAATCTGTGCGTTTTGCATTTGCTGTAACTGGAATGTGTACTGAGCAGAATACTTTTCAAGACGAGCAGCAAAAGACTGGTCTGTTTGGAGCCTTTGGGTAATATCTGGCTGTTGGGCATATTCTTGTATTAGTTGCAATGCAATTTGCGCCCCATTTGGTTGTGCGTTCACTTCTATGCCAGCAAATATCTTCGTAAGATCATCGGTAACTTTTTTCACTATTTGCTCTTGTGCGACTTCTGTAGGTTGTAGGATACTGTCCGCAAGTACTGGGTCAATTGCATTAGCAACTGTATCAAGCAACCTATCGACATTAATGCGACCATTACGATCCATTTGCGTAAGTGCGACGATTTGCTCAAGTTTCTTTTCCTGAGATTCTGTATCCGAATTGAGGACATCGTAATTTACAACAATATCAAAATTTTCTTCCGCATTACCCTTATCAAATGTTTGAGGGTCTGGAATACCAGTAACTCTAAAGAATATAGAATCCGGGCCAAATCTTTGAAAGCAACGATAGCACATCCGTAAAACTTCCGCAGAATGCTGTAAAAACTTATCTACTAAGAACTGTTGTCGTATTTGGCTAATTTGTGATTTTTCATCTAAACCGCAAAGCCGATCTGCTTGAGCTTCCATTGTTTGCTCCATTTCAATAGAACCAGAATTAAAAGCAGGTGCAGGAGCAAAATCCAAGTCACCTTTCCTGCGATACGGAATCATTCTTCCTGGTCCCCAATCTGAGGGGGCCTGACCAACTGGATGCAGTATCGGTGGAAGTGTAGCTAGGCTATTTCGATCAATTCTAGAATCACGCTCTACTTTAATTTGATTCTGTATTCCCCTAAGGACATCTGGAATAGTAGGTGTATCGTAAAGGCGCTTGCTGTCTTCTGATAGTTTTGTAACTACGACTGGATAGTCTTCGTAGCCGTTGAGAAGTTCAAACTTTGCATAACCGGGTGCTAAGTCATTGCCGTCGAAGTCTTTATGAAATACTGTGCAATATATGCCTTCAGATCCATCTTCTTGGTCTATAAGTCGTTGATAACCATATATTAACTCAACTAGATCATTTGATTCATATGTGCTATTATTTAATGAAGAATTACGTGAAATATTATTTTCTCGATTTGTAACATCATTATTTATTCCTCGGTAGTGACCTATAATGTAATCTACAAAATCTTTGTCCCATCCATCTGTAACTACCTTGTTTTCAAGCTCTTGTGGAGTATAATATGTTCTCCAAAAGCAATATGGCGCACGTTGGGGGTCTGTGACATACGAAGGAAAGAAAAAATCACCATCTGGGGCTAATGTTTTGACCTCTGGAGCATCAATTTGTCTACGAACTACGGGAAGCTCGGCTTTACCTGTTTCTTTTAGGTCTTTTAATGCTTTTTTTGCCCTAGAAGTACTAATTCCATCAAAAGAAGCTTGAATTAGGGCAGTTATTTCATTATCTGCTAAACCGCTAACAATAGCTTCTGCCAATTCTGGGCTATTTTGTGCAATTTGCTCTACAGATAGCTCTTGAAGAAATCTACGATCTTCTCGATGCCATCCAACATAGGTTAAAAGTATTCCGCGCTCTAGAAGATAGTTTGCACCTAACTCCATTTCCCTCTTAAAGCGAGGAATGTATCCGCTGGATACCATCCACTTTAAAAAACCAGAAACAACGACTGATCTTGCAATGTCTCCTGCTTCAACGGGAAACGCACGAACATTTGCACGATTAAGTGCAGACATAAACAAAGAAACCAATCGAGTTATACGCTCATCAATAGTGTGCGCTTCCATATCGGCAGCACCTTCCCAGGGGAAAGCGTCTGCTCCGTGCTTACGGTGATCCCGGCTTTTACCAGCCCATTCGTTTCGCCTGTCATCGTATGAGTTTCGGCAGAGATCAAAATATCCCTCTAGGTCTAAAACTGTTTCACTATACGCATTGCGCAAAGTTCCTACACTTGGTTCTTTGCTTACATAAGTAAGTCCCTCGTAATTTGATTGACTATCCATAGAATTTTAAATTATGACTTCTGGGGGTTTGTATCCAGTGATACTTGGCGTTTGGTCCAGTATTATCTGCTTGTATGTGAATAATTTTATTTGTCAGTTTATTGTGATAGCGAATAGGAACTCTAACAGGAACTTTCTGTGTTAGTTCTTTAATATACGCTATAACATAACTTTTATTTTGAGCAGGGTTTAACACCCTACCCCTATAGATTATATCAATAGGAACAAGGTCATCAAACATAGCTTGCCCGGCTTCATCTATCCAGGTGTTTTTGCCCTT